TTAGCGTTCATACCAGAGTATCAATGCATCGCTCGTGCCGAACTCGGCTCGGAGCTGTTCTCGTTTGGTTTCAAGTACTTGTCATAAGTTATCATTATGAGAAAACGTCGAACTTATAAACACTGAATGTATCAATACGAGCAAGCTACTGATATCTCAAAGCAATCTCGAGTGACGAACTTATAGTCAGTGGCTAATGCATAAACAGTGCATAATTATGCAAGACTGGACGCGGCGCGCAAGATGTGGTAGACTACCAGGTCGACCGATCCCCGGTCCTGCCAACCATTGATGCCATGCGACTTACACTTTCAGCTATAAGTGTAAGTATTAAGTATGTGATATCACTACAGTTTGTATGAGCACCACATGAGAAGAGTGAAACATATATATAGATAAACATAGGAACGAATAGGCTGTGCCAGGATGAAACGCGCTAGCCGGGGGGTGGGGGGTCTCGCGAGCCTGAGCTTGAGTCTCCCCAGCGCCCCCGCGACTTTTTTTGCTTGACTTTGAAGACCGCCGTCCCGCATCATTAATTTATATCCCATCTCTAATATAAAGAAGCCCATGGCCGCTAAGATCCCAATACAACAAACCTCTGCAGAGGGGGGCATGATAGACCCTTCCGCAAATCAATATGACCAGGAAATCGTTCTTTCAGAAGACGGGAACCCCTGGTCCGTTGAAAATATGTTGACAGGGAAAATTAAGGAAAAGTTCGCAGAGATTCCGGCTCAATATTTCGGTATGCATGAAAAACATCTCGAAGCCATTGCCAAGCCCTCGGAACTTGACGACATGCTAAGAGAAAGTTTTTGGGACGAATATTTTGCCTGCATCGATGCAAAGAAAACGATTGACATAAAGCGAGTTTACGCACGCCTCTGCACCCGCGATTATTTTTATAAAACTATCGTTGAAGTTCCGCCGAAATTTGCCTACGTTCTGCGCCCCCCGCTGCAGTATTCCTACCGAATGCGATCACTGCTAAACCTGGGTCACAAACGCCTGCGGCAAGTTCTTGAGATGCCACTTAAGGACGGGAAGAATGTTGCCAACATCAAGCTCATCAGTGAGATTGTGAAAATCGTGCAGATGCTTGAGAACCGCGTACATGGTTCCGTTGTTCAGAAGATCGATGTGAAGCAGCAATCTAAGAATTTGAATATGAATATTGAACAGCGCGTTGGCAATTCGCCGTCGCAAGCAAACGAGCTTGAGAAAATTCAAAATGAAATAAATCAGATTGAAAGAATGCAAGCGCTCCCCACTGCACAACCAGATATCATCGACGCAATCAGCGTGGACGTGAATGTCGAACATCAACCGGCTAGACCAATTAAAGCTGAGACAGGCCCAACTTCTTGAGAAGAGAAAGCTTGAACTCCTTGCCGCTGAAGAGAAGTTGCGCAAAGAGTTGCCTCATCTTTACCAACATAAATTTTATCCATGGCAACGGGAATTTTTTGATTCCAAGAACCCTGTCAACGTCGTGTGCGCTGCAAACCAGATTGGTAAGTCGACAACGGGGCAGAAGCGTTTAGTTGCAAATGCTACGGACATTGAACGCAGAAAGCGTTTGTTTCCGAAGACGTGGCAGAACTATCGGATGCAGTGGTACTTTTATCCTGATAGTAAAACGCTTGAGCGTGAGTGGAACACAAAGTGGATTGACGTCATGCCTCGGGGCGAGATGAAAAATTCCATGCAGTACGGTTGGAATATCACAAACGATAGAGACCGCAAGGTCCCCTACTGCATCAACTGGAACAGTGGAATCACCACGTATTTCATGTACTACTCGAAGGAAGTGGCGAACGTGCAGGCATCTTCCCCGCACGAAATCTTCTGCGATGAAGAAATGCCCGTAAAGTTCTACGATGAACTTATGATGCGTATGATTTCCACTTACGGTGTGTTCAACATGTTTTACACACCCACGTTGAACCAAATGTTCTGGAAGCGCGTGATGCAGAAGAAAGCTTTGAAAGATGCTTTCACTCGCGAAGTTTCTATGTACGATTGTCTATTATATGAAGACGGGTCGCCATCGACGGTGTTCACCCGAGAGAGAGTCAAGGAAATTGAAGGACGGTGTCAGAATGAAGCCGAAAGACAACGAAGAGTTTACGGAAAACACGTCGCCGAGGGCGGACGTCTCTACTACGGCTTCGACGAAAACCGTAATATTACAAGCCCTATTGATTTGCGTTTTCACTTTTACTTTGGCGGTATGGATTATGGTTCCGGCGGAGAAGCGGGGCACCCCTCTGCGATTGTGTTCATCGCCGTTGCCCCCGACTACAGATCGGGTGTTGTGTTTAGATGCTGGCGGGGAGATGGGATACAAACAACTGCAGGCGACGTTGTTAACAAATTTGTCGAACTCAGACGTAACATTATCCTCACCGACGTTGTCTACGACCATTCTGCAAAAGATTTGGAAACGATTGCCTCCCGAACAGGGCTCGCAGTCAACAAAGCCAACAAACAGAAAGATTACGGAGACGAACTTTTAAACACCCTTCTTTTATCGGGCGCTTTGAAAGTTGTAGACTACGGTGACGTGCCGGAGAATATCGAGCAGCTAAAGCTTATGGATGAGCTATCGATGCTCATGGTGGGGCAAGAAGAAGGCGATGATCTTGCCGACGCACTCAGATACACCGTGTGTTCGATCCCCTGGGACTACGAGCACATCACATCGAAACTGCCGAGCAGAATCGTTGCTGATAAAACACCGCCAGTTAAAAAAATTCTTACGGAAAAAGAATTGCTTGAACAACAAATCATGGAGAGACGTGGTATTTATGGAAAAAACCCCGACGCCCCCTCAGACGAATGGGCCGAGTTCTACGCCGATATCGAAGAATTCAACAAAATGTGCGAATAAGCGTAAAGGCAACTTTACAGCGAATGAAATAATTGCTATTCTGGAAAAATGCCAGGGATCTTTAGAGATTTCCTATGGCGATTTTCATTTAAAGTACCAAGCGCAAGGCCCTGCGGTTGCCTCTAACCCAAGTCAGGTTGAGGGTGCGGACACCAGTCCGACGACTCCTAATACATCACCAGACATTACTACTTCCAGAGAAACTGCGTTAGAGGAAGCCGTCAACGACAATCTTCTACTCACCGACGCTATCGCGTATGAGCAGTCTCGTATGGATTTCGCCATAGGCGAACAGGGAAATTCATCTAATGATCGAAGAGCAACAAGCGCAAGCTGAACAGCCAAAAGCTAAGACCCCGCATACAATAGAGCAACTCAACGAATGTTATCGTAAGGCAAACGACGCAGACAAAGAGCAGTTTGCTAAAATGCGTGCGAACATTTTGCTTGAAGCTGGAAATCATTGGAACCGAAAGGGTTCTGATGAACGGCTGTTCAATCAAATTAGAAATTCGCAGAATGTTCCTGAGTCGCAGAAGTTAAAGCTCACAAAAAACCACATGCAAAAGATTTCTAAGACGTATAAAAACTCGATCTTAGAAAAAATGCCTGGGGTCACAATCACACCACACAACGAACTCGAGATGCAGGATAAAAAATCTGCCGAGATTAACGAAGCTGTGTGGAAAGATATGCGTGAACGCTACAATCTTCACGCGCACAAGCGCGATTCCGTTGCGAACTACGTCACTATCGGCGAAGTTTGTACGTTTCTATACTTTGATCCCAACTCCGGCCCCACAAAAGGTTTCGAACAGCTAGTCGACGAACAAGGTATGCCGCAGTTTGATGAATCGGGCTCACCGATTCCAGACCCAACTCGTCCTGTTATGTCGGGCGGTTTCGTTTTTAAAAATATTCCTGCATATAATTTGCTAAGAGCCCCCGGCGCAAAGACCATGAAGGGCTCGCCTTACCTGATTATTAGAGAAATGGTCGCTGTTAAAGATCTTGAAGGCACCTATGGCCAAGATCCAGCAAAACTTTCTTACATAAAAGCCTCGGGTGACGAACAATTCTACGTTTTCGATTCAAATAAAAAGAATTATGAAGAAGCTAAGGACGAAATTCTCGTCAGATACCACTTTTACCGCCCCTGCAAACAATATCCGAACGGATATTTCTACATTTGCGTAAAAGGCGGCATTTTAGAGTCGGGGGAAATTCCTTTTGGTCTTTTTCCTCTCGTTTGGCAGGGTTTCGACATGCACGCCGACAATCCGCGTGCGTCTTCTATCTTAGAAGTGGCAAAACCTTATCAAGCGGAAATCAATCGCGCATCTTCGCAGATGGCGATGCACCAGATTACCGTTGGTGATGATAAAATTCTCTATCAAGGCGGCACAAAGCTCGAAAGTGGCGCATTACTTCCCGGTGTCAGGGGGATTAAGTATCAAGGTGTGGCACCAATTACACTCCCTGGGCGCGATGGCTCCCAGTTTCTACCATATATCGATTCGCAGATTCAGGAAATGTACTCTGCATGTATGCTCGAAGAAATGATCGCGGATAAACCTGTTGGCGTTCAAGATCCGTATGCTTTGCTATTCCAATCTGCATCTCAGCAGAAAGCTTTCAAAGATTACGTTGATAAAATCGAAGAATGGGAGAAAGAACTCTGCCTTTTGGCTTTAGAGATGGCGAAAAAATATTACGACGACGATACATTCATCAAAATCGTTGGAAAATCGGAATATGTGAACATCGCGGAGTTTAGAAACACTTTGCCGAACAGTTTCACGATTAAAGCAGAAGCGCAGTCAGAAGCTATCGACACTCGACTCGGAAAACAAATAGCTCTTAACCAAATCCTTCAGTATGTCGGTTCGCAGTTGCAACCCAAGCACATCGGCCTTATTATGAAGGAAATGCCATACCTGAACAATAAATCTTTGTTCAAGTACATGACATCTGACTACGATAACGTTGAAAATGACATGCTCGCCATCGAGCGTGGGCAAACACCAGACATTTCTCCGTATGCAGACAATCAAACTTATGTAGATGCTTTTACGAATCGGATGAAGCAACCCGATTTCAGTATGCTTGCTCAGCCTATCCAACAAATTTATATGGAAGTTCTGATGCAGCATGAAGATGAGATTAAGCGTAAAGAAGCGGCCCTACAGCAAGCGAAAGACGGCTTCATCCCTACGGGCGGAGCACTTATCACCTGCAGTATGCACGTTGCTGACCCTTCTAAAGATTCCGGCACACGTCAAGTACGAGTTCCGTATGAAGCGCTCATGGATCTTATCACGAAGCTTGAAGCGCAAGGTTCAAGCCTTGATGCCCTCGAGCAAATGAACCCCGGTGCAGTGGCCGATATGAACCCGCCGCAAGCGCCGCCCCCACAACAAGGAATGATGCCGCCTCAACAATAGGCGGAAAACCAAACAAAGGAAGGTATAAATGTCAGAGCAGGTAAGCCCCGACAATAATCAGCAAGCCGCCGCATCGACGGCACAAGTAGACACGAGCACAGCACCTATTCAGGATACAGCGACGAACACTGACCCCGGTCAGCAAGCCGCCGCACCTGCGTACACACCAAACTATAAATATAAGGTCAAAGACCAAGAACATGAGTTTGATGAGTGGTTGCGCCCCGTAATCAAGGACCCCGAAGTTGAGAAAAAAGCTCGTGAAATGTACGAACGCGCTATGGGTCTCGATGAAGTTAAAGCGAGTCGCGATAATTTCAAGACAAAGTATGAAGACGTGAACACACGTTACTCGAGTGTTGAGAATAGTTTGCGCACGGTCGCAGGCTATGCGAACAAGGGGGATTACGACCGTTTCTTCCAAGCTTTGCAGATTCCTGAAGAAAAGATTTTACAATGGACTATAAATAAGTTAAAATACAAAGAGCTACCCCCAGAACAACGTGCGCAGATTGATCGCCAACGTTCCCTCGAAATGGAACAGGAACAGTTTGAGTACCAACGACAGTTGCATGAACAGCAACTAGCCGACCTGGGAAGGCAGCAACTAGAATTTGAGTTGTCTAAGCCAGACGTTGCTCAAATCGCAAAAGACTTTGATACCCGAGTCGGTCGTCAAGGTGCTTTCCAGAACGAAGTTATCAATCGCGGTGCTTTCTACGAACTTGCGCAACAAGGAACTAAGCCAGCGTTTGCACTCGTGCAGGAAGTAATGCAAATGTACAATCTGGGATCGCAAAACCCGGCCTCGACTCAAAATCCCGCTCAAAGTCAGAGTGGTCAAGCACAACCGAAGAATCAACAAAAACCAACTATTCCTGTATTCCAGAGTTCGTCAAATGCGAGCCCTGTGAAATCGCAAGTTACATCTATTGATGACTTACGAAAACTGCGTCAGCAGATTACTACAGCGAATAACAGCTAAGACTACTTAGAGGATTTCAACTATGTCAACTACTCGCTCGTTTAGTAACATGCTAAATGAATACCTGCCGAATCGTCTCTTGAGAGAAGAGATGATTAAGCGGGATTACATTCTTTCCAACGTCAATATCGATGAGTCGTGGAAAGGTGGTAAAATCATCGTTCCTTTCAAAGCCTCTGGCGCGACTTCTGTGAAAATGGGCGGCCTTACCGCTGCTAACGACATTTCAGAAAGCTCGTTCGTTCGTGGCTATATCGACGACTATAAAGAAGCATGGGGTTCCATGATCTTCAACCATCGCGATTTGCAAGACCACTCTGGTCGTATCACTGAAGACACTTTCTTGAAAGTTCTCCCTGATACTATCGAAGATTTCATGTCTTACATGAAAATGGTTGTTTCTGTTCAATTGGGTACTGGTCCTTCTTTCGCAACTGTTACTGATGGCACAAACGCTGCCACTGGTGTTCTCGTTGTTGATCGTATTGACCGCTTTGAATTGGGCCAAAAAGCTCAACTCGACGATGATAACTCGTCTCCTACAGACGTTTACATCACAGCTATCAACTTGAACACGAACGAAGTTACTGTGTCTGCAACTCGTGGCGGCGCCGCTGCCGACGTGTCTGCTTACACCACTGGTCAGAACGCAAAGTTCTACACTGATGGCGCCCAAGGCACATCTTTCACTTCGATCAAGTCGGCTCTTTTGTCCGCTGCAAACGGTGGTTCTTCCACTCTGCATAACGTGTCAAAATTGTCTGCCCCATACCTCCAAGCAATCAACATCAACGGTGCGAGCATTTCTGCTTCCAACTTGCTTGATAAATTGTTTGATGCGTACACAGCCGTTCGTCAGAAAGCTCGTGGTAACGCGAACACTTTCTTGATGAGCTACAAGCACCTTGCTACTTGCATGAAGCTTGTTGAAGCGAAATCAAACGGCGCTGCTAACTGGCAAATTGGTGCTGGTGGTAAATCTGCTTCCATTTATGGTTGGGATGAAATCACTATCACATCTGTCAAGGGCACATTGAAGCTTGTTGGTATTCAAGAATGGGAAGATTCAACTATCGCGATTTTGGATATGAACTCTATGACTTTCCGCTCAAACGGAATGTTCAAAAAGAGAAAATCTCCAGACGGCAATGAATACTTCGAAGTTCGTAATACTTCTGGCTATCAATACATCGTTGACGTCAGCTTGTTCGGTGAACTTGAAGTCACCAAGCCTACCAACAACGGTATCATCTACGGTATCAGCTACTAAGAATTCGATCTTAGTATGTAGGCGCAGGGTCCCTTTTCCAAGGCTCTGCGCCTTTTGTCTTTAAGGGGGTTTCATGTCTTTGATGGAAAATCTTAAGAAAAAGAAAAAACAACTCATGCAGGCAGAGAAAGCGGAACCAAAACCAGATTCAGAATATCCTGCAGAGCAAATTGACGAAGTTAAATCTATTGACGATTTAAAATCACTTGCCAATGGCAAGAAAAAACTGCGCAAGAAAAAATAGCGCAGCGGAGTTCCGATGAAAGTTTACTCCCAGCTTGAAAAAGCGCAATTGGAAAATACGACTTCTGATACTGGAAGTTTAGCGGCGGGTATGGTTACTTACCGTACTGACCAGAATATTCCAAAAGTATCTAATGGCACGGCTATGAAAGAGCTTGTGACAGAAGACATTGTGCAGACAGTTTCCAATAAAACGCTCGCGAGCCCGAAGTTTACGACTGAAGCGCAAATGCGCGCAGCGGGAACATTGAAATTTTTTGACTCAGATAATTCAAACTATCTTGGCTTTAAAGCCCCGGCAGCTCTGTCTGCTGATAAAACATTAGAATTACCGAATGGTGTTGGCGCTAACGGGCAGGTTCTTACCACTAATGGCGTTGACGCGCTTTCTTGGGTAACACCTGCGAGCGGAACCCTATCCATTACCAGTAAAACTGCTAACTACACCGTAGACCCTAGTGATAATGTTATTTTATGTGATGCTTCGGGCGGTGCTTTTACGATTACACTTTATCCGGCGGCTTCGAATAGCGGAAAGACTGTTAGAATAAAAAAAACCGATACAACTTTCCTTACCGTTACGATTGATGGAAATAGTTCGGAAACAATCGACGGTTTTACAACAAGAAAACTCGTTTCTACGGGAGACACTGTAACACTGCTTTGCGATGGCAGTAATTGGCATGTGATTGAACATACTTATTTTCAAGGATGGAGTTCTTATACTCCTACTGGGTCGCACACGGCTAATACAACTTATACTGGTTATTGGATGCGTGTTGGCGCAAATTTTCTTTTTATAAATAACATACAGTATACGGGCGTACCAACAAACACGAGTTTAAACGTAAGTGTTCCCACTAATTTGACCATTGATACGACCGCAGTACTGCATACAGGCGGAGAAACTTTACCGATGCTTGGGCAGGGGCACTTTTACGACCCGGGGCTTGGCGGCGCAGGATATGCTAAACTTTCCGCTGTCTATAGTACTTCTACGACATTATTAATTTATGTTGATGATACTTTTGCAGGAACTAACCCGGTTTTTATAGGTCCTTTGTCGCCGGTCAGTAGAACAAACCCAGTTACGATTGGCGGAGATGAGCGAATTCATTTAACGGGCCAAATTCCGATTACTGATTGGTGGTAGCTATGTCAGGATACGACCAACGAATAGCGATGCTAGATAAACGAGTTCGAGATTTGGATCACAAAATCGACCGTTATAATAAAGAACAAAACGATAAATTAGATGCGATTTTACAATTTAAGTGGCAACTGATGGGCGGTTCGCTCGTAGTTACCGGATTAATCACAATAGCAGTACAGGTAGTATCTGCATTATATTCCTAGGAGGAATCATGGAACTTTTTAACAAACAACTTTCAAGCGAACTCTCTGTAGTTGCAACTTTGGTCGCGGGTGTAGTTTCCCTTAAGTTCGTTTACAAAGGTAAATACGGCGGCGCTACTCTTTCTGCCGATCTTTCAAGCGATGTCTTAGTTGACCAATTGAAAACTTTGATCCCCGGCAAAATCGACGATTATATCATTGACGCTTTGAAAGCAGCGCTCTTGAAATAATGTTTGAAGGTATAATTGCCGCCATTGTAGAAAAAGTTGCCTCAGTTCTCATCGACAAGATTGATGAGAAACTAACGCAGTATTTTCATACGAAAGCGGCGTTAACCGAAATCGGAAAGCAAGCCGGAGATTTGCAAGGGGAACTCAATAATGCACAAAGTATTTCAGAATATAAGGCTATCTTGCGCAAAATTGATTCTTTTGCCAACGATCTTGGTAAGTTTAAGTAACTGCGCGACTCTTCGGCCTATGCCGAAGGTTTCTCGTTGCATTACGAACGTGAAAGAGCAAACAGCCTACTGTGTGAATGGTTACGGCACTGAATATGAGATTAAATTTACAGACGCAGGCACCGGTAAAGATGGCGACCGAGGTTTTGATAAACAGATTTGTATGCCTGGGCAGCAATTTGTCGATTCTGTCGCTTGGGTCAAAGAGCTTTTGACAATTTTGACGCAAGAAGGAACGAAAAAGAAGTGAAGATTGAAGTTTTTTTCGCCGCAGAAAAAAATCCTGATTTATTTTCACGCATAATTATGCGCGTAATGAGGGCACCATTTTCTCACGTTGGTCTTTTGATTAACGACGAAGTAATTTACGATTGCGTTGACGAAGGTTTTAGAAAAACCGACAAAGATTCGTTCCTTGCTGAACATATTTTCGCCGACATAATCGATATCTCTAAATATCAGCGCGTATCTGATGCCGAAGGTATCGGATTTCTCGAGGGCAGAATTGGAACTCCGTATGCGTACAGACAGCTTGCCGGATTTCTTATTCCAGTTTTGCGCGGCTATTTAGCAGACGGTATTTCGAAACAAGTATGCTCCGAAGCGGCCATGTACTGCATCACATATCTCACATCACTGCGAATGGAAGTAGCAGGCTTCGATTGGGTTGACCCGGTCGTTGTACATAATTTTTTGAAAGGACTCAAAGATGCGTAAATTAAACCAGGCAACAATTGATCTTATAAAAGAGTTCGAAGGTCTTCGTCTTGAAGCATATCCTGACCCCCGCCCCAATAATCCAATTTGGACTATTGGCTACGGTACAATAAGATATCCGAACGGCACTCCTGTAAAAAAGGGTGATAAAATCACGCAGGCGCAAGCTGAAGAATACCTGCGTAAAGATCTTGAAAACTTTATTACAGATGTTGAAAAGCTCCTCAAAGTTACACTTAACGATAACCAATTCGGCGCACTTGTGTCTTTTGCTTACAATGTAGGCTCTGACATCGATAGCGACACAATCGCTGAAGGTCTTGGTGACTCTACCCTGCTTAAAAAACTCAACGCAGGTGACTTTGCCGGTGCGCTTGCAGAATTTCCCAAATGGAATAAGGCTGAAGGTAAAGTTTTGCCAGGTCTTACACGCAGACGCTTAGCCGAGCAGAAGCTATTTTCTACGCCGGTAGGTGTGGTAGCTCCTACTCCGGCACCAGCGCCCGTTACGCCTGTAGAACAGCAGAATTGGCTTTTGACGATGTTCAAGAAGTTCTTGGATTGGTTATTCACTCCAAGTAAATCAGAACCCGCCATTACTACACCTACTCCTAAAGAAGATACGCTCGATGCCAAAATTTTGGCGATTAACCCGCAAATTCCTTCGCTTGCACTCAAAGCTGCGTTAACATGGAAGGATAACCCTGCGGTTAAAAACAAAAAATATATTTTACTGGTTGATTTTAATAAAAACGAAAAATTAAAGCGCTTCCACATGATTGACATGGAGACTTTGAAGTCGACAGACTATAAAGTTTCACACGGCGCCAACTCAGATAAAAATAAAGACGGGCTTCCAGAGAAATTTTCAAACGACGACGGTTCACACGAAAGCTCATTGGGTGCCATGGTTATCGCGGAAGCTTATGCTTCTACGAAGTTTAAAACCTGCAGACGGATTGATGGCCTTCAAAAGGGTCTCAATGACCATGTCCGAGCACGCGCAATTGTGTGGCACTCTTCGGCTTATGTGAATGATACTGAGGGGCAACCAATTGGCGATTCTTGGGGTTGTTTCGCGATGAGTGAACCCACCGCTGCAAAGCTCAAGGATTTAATCGGCGGATGTTTGCTGTTTGCATGGGACGATAGTCTCAAAGGATAAAAATGGTAATTTTAAGCTATGGTTTTAAAAAACCGCAGACAGGTGATTTTGGCGACGTTTGGTTTCCGGCAATGGAATTTAATATTCAGCGCCTAAATGACCATTCTCACAACGGTACCGATAGCGCAAAGATCAATTCAAGCTCACTTGTTGCAAGTGTTGTTTCCGTTTCTTCTGGATCTTTTGCGTCTCAGGGAGATGGGTATTATCGTGCGACGGTAAACACACCAAATGCCGCTGCCGCAAATACTTTCGTGGCTACTGTTCGGGACCCTACAACTAAAGAAACAATTCACATGAAAACCGCCATAGCATCGGCGACAAGCATTTATATTTACACCAACACGGTACAAAACGTAGAGGTAGTTTTCGGCGTATGATCGAAACACAACCACTTGCGGTCGAAGATTTTTCCTTTGGCCTTACAGATTTTTGGCTTGATGGCGATCCTCGCGAAGCGAAGACGATTGACAATCTCATCATTACCAAAAATAAAAAAATGCGGACACGCTACGGTTCTGAAGCCTTTGGAGACCGTTTTCCAACCGCAGACAAAATTATCAAGCTCACGCAGCTTGAATCGGTTTTGCTCGCCTTTCAAAATGGACATGGCTACTTTTACACCGACACTACGCGAACGGAAATTTTAGGCCCCACTGCAGGTGATTTTTTCGGCCTGGAATTGGATGACCCTGTTATCACCGACACCGAATGGCGCAGACATTTGTTGCTTTCGACTGAAGAATATACGAGCGTACAAAAACTTTTTGTCGACGGCTCTGGCAATTATCAAGTTAGAAATGCCGGAATGCCAGAAATCCCTGCGGGTGTGGCGATCACAAATCCGACTGGCAGTGGCGCGACTTATCTTTATACGTTTGTTTTACGCTATGATTATACGAATCGTGAACTTGAGTACACTTCGCTGGGACCGACCTATCTTTACCCGCAGGCAGTAACAGGCGGCGTAATTACGACAGGTAATGGTGCCGCGATCACGCTTCCTACTACAATTTCTGGCGCTGAAAATTTTGACACTGCTAACTTTGTACTTGAAATTTATCGCACGCAAGATGGCGGAGATGTCTTCTATAAAATTACAAGTGTTCCGTTCGGAACTTCGAGCTATAACGACGAAACTGAAGACGGCGATCTTGCTTTAAACGAGCAACTTTATACAACTGGTGGTGTACTAAGCTATGGTACAGTGCCAAAATGTAAATACGTTCACGCAGTGAACGACGTTGGTTACTATGCGAACATAAAAGAAACTGACGGCAACATCGATGAAACAAAAGTTGTACAGTCTTCCCCCGGCATTGTGGACGCTGTTCCCCCTGCAAACTACGGAAATACAGAACAACCAATTCGCGGACTTTCTTCCATTTATGATAGACCACTTGTTTTCTGTACATCTTATGTTTATCGTATTGACAACTTTTATGACGTTGACGGTTCAGGTGGTATGGCTCTTCGTCGTATTGATGACAACGCGGGTATAGTTAGCCAACTTTCTATCGTTCGTACACCTATTGGGATCTTTTGGGCCGGTACTGGCGGATTTTATTGGTCAGATGGGTTAAACGTAAGAAATATTTCCGAGCACTTGCCGACAACGTACAAGGCTTTAACGCAAAATGAGGCTTTCCAAAAACGAATTAAAGGAACTTTTGATAAGATTGAAAACCGAGTTATTTGGACAGTCTCGCTCACTGAAACAACTGAAGCCGATGCTTTCTTCGTTTTGGATCTTAAATTTTATCAGCAGGCGATGAGTGACCCCGGTCATGCGTGTTTTACTTCCATGAGCGGCGGTCTTTCTTTCCGACCCACTGCCGTACTACAGATAGGTGAAAATCTTTATCGCGGTGATAGCCGTGGCTACATTCTTCGCCACAGACCAGGATTACTTGCCGACGTTAAGGTTGATGAGACGAAAGATCCATCAAATTGGCTCAATCAAACGATTATTTACGATTACGAGTCGTGTTTTGTTGATTTTGGGTCAAAATTTTATCGTAAGTTTGTACCCCGAATCTTGATTTCCGCGACCAATTCTACCAATCTTTCGCTTGCAATTTCGTCGTCAAACGATAAAGATAGAGTATTGGGTGATTTGAAGCCAATTCGTTATGTTTCAAGCATAACTTGGGGTGACGAATTTCCGCTTTGGGGCGATGCCAACGCAGTTTGGAATTTCCCCGGAGTTGTTGAAGAATGGCGTAGATTTCCCGCCGGGGGCCTCCGGTGCAACTACAAACAAATTAAACTTACGAACGCACACACGCAGATTGTTACAAGTGACGTGCTGGGCTCTGGTACCGTTGATGTTGCAGCTAAGACTGTGACACTTACAAAGGTGCCATCGGGCCTTGAAGATTACTACATCGCGTTTGAAAATGATTCTTACACGAGAGAATTTTTGATTACTGATTCAACCGCAACGACTTTCACATATAAAGATGGCGAAAATCTAGGACCCTCTGCGAACGCAACTTTGAAATATGTTATTCGTGGCAAGCCTAAAGGCCAAGTGCTTGAGCTTACAGGTTATGTGATTCACTGGGCGTTTATCTCTAAGTCGCACACGCCGTACACGTCGAGTTCTCAAGGTAGCACGCCATGATGAAGCAGAAGCGGTTTGATTTTTTGATTAAAGAAATACCTGATCGGTATACACAAGAAAACTTTCTGAAGTTGCGCCAGTGGTTAGTTGATTTTCAGAAGCAAATTGATTCGATCAATGTAGAATCATCAAGCAATGTGGCTTTCAATACGCAAACTGTAGTCACAATGACAAAGAAAAGCATTGGTGCGTTGTCAGCATTGCGAGCAGTGCAACAACTCGACGACGATGAGATAACCACTGCGACCAACAACGGTACCTACCAAGATGCGCAAGTGCTTGGTGTATCAAAGACCGCTGCAGGTGGTGCAGGTGTCGATGTGGAAGTAGTTACGTTCGGCGAAATTAAAGACGCAGCTTTCAATAGTTACGTAATTAATCAGCCTGTTTTTTTAGGAATTTCTGGGGCGCTCACGCAAACTGCACCGGTCACGGGTTTCTCTGTGACAGTTGGATTTTGTAACGCTCCTGGTTCAATTTTTGTTAATCCAACCATAATTGTAGATTTATAAGGAGACCATAATGGCACAAAAACCCCTACAACTAATAAACGGAAAAGTCACACAAGTAGAAGCTACTGTCACCTCTGCAGGTGCAGGCGATGCAGGCGAACTCGTTGCCCTTGATTCAAGCGGTAAGCTTGATGTAAGCGTATTACCGATTGGCGTAGGCCCAGACGTAACAGTTATCGAAGCATCAGAAAACATCGGTGCAGGTAAATATGTTAACATTTGGAATGACTCAGGCACTGCCAAAGCTCGTCTTGCTGACAACTCTAACAGCCGCGAAGCTCACGGTTTTGTTAAAGATGCAGTTACTTCTGGTAACAACGCAACGATTTATTTTGAAGGTGGTAACGATGACCTTTCAGGTTTGACTACCGGTGCTCGTCAGTTTCTTGGTACCGCAGGCGGCGCTACTGCAACTCCCCCCACTTTTGGTGGTGGTGCGCAGATTTCGCAACTTGTTGGCGTAGCAATCAACGCGACGACAATCAACACCGATATTGAAGACCCAATCGTATTGGCGTAATTTGTGGCTGAATTAAAGCCGCTTGTATTAGATGGCGGCAAGGTTTCCCAGCTAAAAGATGGCGACGTATTCGACAGTAGTGCAGATTATTGTTCGGGTACGTCGTATGTCCCGACTGGAAAATTACTTGTTGTTTCGCAGTATAAGCAAATGACAGTATTCAATGAATTTATTTTGGACGGTACTTTAAACCTCGATGGAGACCTATGGCTGGCTTAATAAATGTAAAAAAAGCAAGCCCCCCTGCGGGTAATCCCGATTCATCGCACTCTTATGTTGGTGTTGATTCCGCCGATAATTATCTTTACACGAAAGATAGCACAGGAACTACGAGAAAGTACACGACAACTACTGATGCGCAAGCTTTGGTAAATACGCACGCGAATAGAACGGACAATCCTCACGCAACGACTGCCTCACAAGTAGGGGCTGACCCGACTGGAAGTGCCGCCGCTGCGCAAGCCGCTGCAATTCAAAGAGCCAATCACACAGGTACACAAACTGCGAGCACTATTTCAGATTTCACCGAAGCTGCTCAGGATGCCGTTGGCGGATCTTTAACAGACTCTGCTTCAATTGATTTTACTTATAACGATGCTGGTAACACAATCACGGCGGCGGTTATTCCTGGTGGGGTAAACCATAACTCGCTCTTAAACGGCGGCGGCACAACGCACGTCGATCATGCGACTGTGTCAATTAACGCTGGTACAAGTTTAAATGGTGGTGGAGACATTACCGCCACAAGAACTATAAACCATAACGCATTTGGGACGGCTGGTACTTACGGCTCAGCATCAACGGTTCCTGTGTTTACTACAGAAGCAACCGGGCACATTTCAGGCGTAACAGCCACAGCGATTTCTATTTTAGCTGCAGCCGTTTCGGATTTTGCAAGCGCAGTAAGATCAACTGCTCTTACAGGCTTGTCTCTCGTAACATCACAAACAATCGCTGCCACAGACACTGTTCTACAGGCTATGGGCTACCTGCAAGCACAGATTACCGTTTTATTTAATAGAGTGCTCACAGCAGGCTATGGCCTTACTGGGGGCGGAAATCTGACCGCCGATAGAGCTTTCGCCGTTTCTCTTACTACAGACGAAGTTTCCGCTACGAATACGATAACTACGACAAGTGCTTCGGCTGTTCTTATGACGGGCATGACAATCACACCCCCAGCGGGGACTTATATGGTTTTGTTTAAATCTACATTATCTGGCGGAAACAATGACTCTGCAATCACAGCGTCGATTTACTCTGGCGGCACGTTGGAAACTGGCTCAGAAAGTCCAGTTGTTGCTAACGTATCCGGCGGTATCGCTGACCCGAATACCACGACGAGTAATGTTACCTGTTTTTGCATTACAACCGTTAACGGATCGCAAGCCATTGAGGGAAGATGGCGAAGAGCAGCGGGTACTGCAACGGCTTCTAATAGACATTTACAGATTATAAGGATTGCTTAAATGGACTTAATGGCTTTACACACCTATATTTTCCAGCAAAGACCAGATGTGGTTAGCATGTGGCTTGACGAAAATCAAAATCCATGTTGGGATATAAGTTTAGATAATCAAGAAGAGATTCAAGCGTTAGTTGACAGTTTTCAAGCCCAGCAAAAGTTAAAACCTGTTAGTCCACAGCAAATTCGTTTGGCGCTTTTAAACATTGGTATCACTGACCAGTTAATTCTTGACACCTTAAATGGCCTGCCAGAGCCTTATAATCATAAAGCGATAATTGAATGGAATCATGCTTTAGCATTCGAGAGAGATTATCCGCTTGTTTTACAAATAGCTCAGTTTTTAAATTACACCGACGAACAACTCGACCAGCTTTGGGAAGCTGCAAGCCAACTCTAAGGGGAATAAATGCTTAAACTTATCGATAACGACCCGCAACCTGCAATTAAAACCGCACAAAACATTACAACCTCATGGGCTGACCTTGGTGAAGTAATGAATCTTGGCGACGTTGAAATTTTAAATCTTTGGATCAATCTAGATGTAAACGGCGCTGCCGATGTACAATTTAGAATTGTGCCGATGAAGTCTGCGACCGCCACTGATTTCTATAGTACGCCAATTGCCGCCGCAACAAGTACAACTGTTAAAATTACCCCAGAAAATTTCACTCTTGATAACGACGTAGATCAAAAAATTATGATCCCGTTCACTTTAAGCGGTGTTATTCCATACGGAAAAATTCAAGTGCAAGCTGGTACCGCAGGTACTGGTCAGATTCTCAACGCCGACGTCACTTGCAAACGTGTACGTCGATAAGAGGTAAAAATGAAAAAATTATTTTCGGCATTCATTCTTAGTTTTTTTCTGGGCGCACATGCATTTGCAGTTGGTAGCGTCGTAGGTGGTGGGGGCGGTGAAGGTTCTCTTCCCCCGCAACTTTCAGTCGACAACACATCAGGTACGTTTTCAAATACGGTAAGCGGTACCGGTGAAGTCGACGCCTATTATATTGATAACGACGCTACTGTGAATCCTGTGCTTCGTTGGAATCCAACGAACGACGGCGAAGGTATGGTTTTCAAGAGTGGTAACGACGTCATTGCTAAAATGAATGACAACGGGACACTGAAGCTTTTAAGTCAAGGCAACAATGACGATTATATTCAATTCGTCAATGATAGTGGAAACGTTCTTTCGAGTTTTGTCGGAAATGGGCAGGGGATTTCATCTAATAGCCCCTCGTATGGAATTTTCGGTTGGAATAATAACGCCACTGGCCCTGGTGGTCACGTACAACTTGTATCTGGTGATTCGCAGGATGACAACGCAGGCGACATTATTTTGACACCTGGGTTTAGTGTTACGAATGGTATAGGAAATGTTGTCCTTCAAGATAAAGATCAAGATCAATGGATTACTTTGTGGGGAAATAACGGCTTACAATTTAGGCATAATGAAGATCGCGGTATTCGTTGGTATGACCAAGGAAGCAATTTTGTAGTTTCTATTTTGCCCCCAGAAACGCTTACTGGAAATTTATCAGTACGTTGGTTTGGTGCTGGTGGTAGCGAAGGCGATGTTGTAAAATTAGGTCCGAATAACCAACTTGTGTTTGAGGCCGCAGGCGGTGGGGGCGGCGGAGAAACTTGCGCTACTTTCACACCGAATGCGAGTTACTCGACGAATATCACATGGACAGGGCTCTATTGCTACACTGCAAATCACCTTCGTGTTCATTATGAAGGGATCACAACGGGCGGTGGGGGCGGTGGAAGTTCTCTCGTCCTAGATCTTCCAAACGGATATACGCTTGACACTGGTGCTACGGGCTACCCGAACGCCGGGACTTCGAAGTTTCTTAAACTCTGCAGTGGTGTTTATTCTTACGGCTCGAGCACGGCTTACGATACTATGGCCGCGCCCAAAGCTAGCAACGTCAACACTTTGGCGGTTTATTACAGAGATTCAGCGTCATCTAATACGTGGAATGATGTTGCAAACAACGCACCGAACTCGCAAAGCTCTGGAATTCTGTACACAATCGATTGCCCAGATATCGCAATCAACGAGTAAAAAATGAGATTTTGGACTTGGGCTGAAATTAAAGAAAAGATCGAAGAAGACTGTGATTTACAGGAAGAGACTTTTATTTCGCGCTCGGAACTTTTAAAGCTTGCGAATATCGCGATTGATGAAGCCGAGGCTGAGATTCATGGTCTTTACGAAGATTATTTTCTGAATTATGCAGATACAAACGTTGCACAAAATGCGGAAACTATAAATATTCCGGTAGATATTTACGGCATGAAAATTCGCCGTATTTTCTTTTACCAAGGTTCGGTCGGTAGTACGACCTATCACCGTGTGCATCGTCTGCCTGACTCTAGGAAGTTTGAGGAAAAGGCGCAAAACGATGCAATCCCCGGTACCACAGGAAATATTTACCAGTTTTTTCCGATAAACCGCACTGCTGGTGCGCCGCAGATTATGTTCACACCTAAGATCCAAGTCGCGGGTGTAATGCGCGTGTGGTACCTGCGAAACGCAAACCGTCTTTATGTAGACACAGATGTTTGCGATATACCAGAATTTATCAATTTTATTTTTGCTAGAATGAAAGTCGGAGTGTACAGCAAGGAAGGTCATCCTGGTTTGGCTGATGCACAAAACGAACTCGAAATGGAACGGCAGCGCATGATTGGAACTCTTCAATCTATGGTTCCAGATGACGAAAACCAAATCGACGCTGATTACACTTATTACGACGAACAGACGTAAAGGTAGTTTATGGGAATGAAATCACAAGTTAACGAACAACTTAGAACACAAGGCCCGATTTACGCAAAAGGTCTGGACCCAAACGACCCACAATATCGCGATAAAATGCTGCGGAATATGAACCCTGATTATGCGAAAGCAATTAAATCAGGGCAATATCAGGCGGCGATGCCGATTGACCCCGCAACTGGGCAACCTCTGAGACCTACGTTCGACCCACTTACAGATGTAAATGGAAACCTGCAAAGTAAATACAAACTCAGCGCCCCTGTCGACATGCGCGGCATGGAGGCGATGAGACAAGAAGCTCTTCGCACAGGGCCTTCACAGTGGGCAACTCTGCAGAAAGCATCGCAAGCCGATGAAATTGCAGCGCGTGGTGCTGGGGCAACAAATCAAGCACTCACCGGTATGCGTACAGGCGGGTTATCTGGTGGTTCTCGAGAGAGAATTTTTCAGAATGCGCAGGCCAATCAATTACTGCAGGGTCAGCAATCGAGCCGTGATATCGCCGTTGCCGACGAACAAAAACGTATGAATGCTCTTCAGCAGTTGCCGGGTCAAGAGCTTGCTCTGTCAGGCTTTAACCGTGACACCGATCAAGCGAACATCGGGACACTTATTAACGACACGACTCAGAAACGTATGTTCGACACAAACAACTACAACGAACAAATGCGTGCGTGGGCCGCGCAAAGAACTGCGGCAGCGACACCTAAGTCAGGAAAAAAATGATTGTACGAAAGTTTAGCCCAACGGAATGGGCAGTGATGGCGGAGAATGCGCACCGTTATTGCTTCAGTGAGATTCGCCCTGCAGATATGGACAGAATCTCTTTTGCAATTGCAAGTTTCGAGGATGAAGTTCCCTTTGGATATGTGACTGTGCGAGAACTTGATAGTGAATCGGTCTATTGGCAGTACGGCGGGGCGTTTAAGTCTTGCGAAAAATCTGTGAAAGTACTGAAACACTATCAGGGTTATATTAATTTTTGTAAAGAAGCGGGTTATAAACGTATTTCGACGTATATTCAGAACACAAATTTGCCGATGTTAAAAATGGCAATGCATTGTGGGTTCAGAATCATCGGCGTGAGACTTTTTCAAAACGAAGTTTTTTGTGAACTTCTAAACGAGTTTTAAATGTGGGAAGCAATATTAAAAGCATTAGGCCAACAACAGCAAGCACCGGTTGCGGCGCAACCTACGTATACAATTGCTCCGAGTGTTGCCGATACGATGACTCAGCCGCAACTGCAACCTGAAAGAAAGATTTATCTTGATCCGAAAAAAACAAAAGAATTTGAAAAGAGTTTGGATAAAAGCCTAGGCTTTTATGGCCAAAATAAGGGGAAATAATAATGTGGGTTCCAATCGTTTTAGGTGCCGCTGGGGCACTTCAAGGTGCAAATAACCAGAAGAAAATGAAACAAAACGATGCTTTTAGAAAGGCATCAATTCAATATTCCCCGTGGACTAATATGGGTGATCCGGGGGCTCAACAACTTCCGGGCGCTCTTGAAGGCGCCATCAAAGGTGCCGCTGGTGGTATGAGTATCACAGGTGGTGCAGGTTTCGGTGGTGGTTCAGGCGGCGGAACACCCGGCGCAGGTAGTATCAATACCGCTGCAACTGAAAATGCTGCACAAGGTGCCCTCGGAAATTATAAATTCGAAACTCCACAATTGGCTCAGATGCAACAAACTGACATGAGCCAAGCTGTCACACAAGCTGCTGACGGTTTCCAACCGCCGCAAATGTTAGCGCAAAAAGGAAGCCCCGGTGCTATGGGTCAGTGGTCTATGATTAAGAAGAAAACTGGGAGCTACTAATGGCTAGCAATTACGACCTTCTTGCAAATATTTTTTCGCAATCTCAGCAGGCGCCGGGTTCCGGTGTGATGCTTCCGCAGCAACCAATGATGCCGAAGAAAAAAGAGCAAGATATTCTCGATAGCATTTTGTCTATTCCTGGTCTTCAGCAAACTCCTGGAAGCGGTGTACTTTTACCTCCACAAAAGCCTAATCAACCTTCACAAGCCGATATGGATGTGATGAATTATCTCACTGCCATTCCAGGTTTACCGACCACTAACGTCAATTCTCCTATTATGACACCTGAGCTTCAGCAAGAGTATGGTAAGCTCGCAGCTTCGCAAACACCACCGCCACAACCGGCCCCCATGCCGATGGCTCCCCCCATGCAGAAAAAACAATCTGCAAATGCTGCGCAACCAATTTTAGATATGGTCAATCCGCAGGGGAATAATTCCGTAAGCGACATGCTTTCTGAATATTTAAAACGTTCTACTGAAGGGCTTGATAATCAGCGTTCTGGAATCAAGTCGCTTGAAGACCAGTTAAATGAACTGAAAGGTCAGGGTTCAAACCCTTTTATGCAGGCTTTATTGGGCCTTTCAGACACCGTCGCAGGTACAAATTACGTACAGAATTATGCTCAGCGTGAAGAAGCGAAGAAGCAACAAGCTTTGGCGCTTGCGGAGAAAATTCAAGGGGCGCGAAACAACGTCACTGATAAAGAACTCGATCTTCTTAAAACTCAGTGGCAGAACGGAACAGCGGAGCAGAAGCAGAAAATTGAACAAGAGTTGCGCAACAAAGAAATCGCGCAGCAGAAGTACAATACTGATTCTATCGCTGGCACCGCACGTTTCAAAGAAGAGCAAGAAAATAAACGTGCGCAGCTTAAGACTGAAAAACCGCCTGAAATTAAAGACGCGCAGGCGCAGGCCGCAGGGTTTGGTAAGCGTATGCAACTTGCGGAACAAACATTTGCCGACCTTACAAAAAAGGGTTACAATAGAGCTTCGATTACAGAAAGTGCGAAGGCATGGCTTCCAGGTGCAGCACAAAGTGAGGATCTTAAACGTCAAGACCAAGCGGAGCGAAATTTCGTTAACGCTGTTTTGAGACGTGAATCTGGTGCGGCGATTTCTAACTCGGAATTTGAATCAGCTAAGCAACAATATTTCCCGCGCCCCGGTGACACCGACGCAGTTCTTGCACAGAAAGCTGCGAATCGTCAGCAGGCTATGGAAAGTATGAAAGTTGCCGCAGGTCCTGCATGGGCCGCGACCCCACTTGTCTCTGCGTCACCGATCAATGACCCCGGCTTCGAAGCTTGGAAAAAATCAAAAGGTTTATAGATGGCATCTGAACAGGAACTTTATCAGCAGTATCTTAAGGAAACGGGGACGAAGCCCTCTGAAGAAGCGCTATATCAGCAATATCTTCACGAAACAGGCGCTTCTCCACAAGCTGCGCAGTCAGATACTATTGATGAAATGCACCCTGATATCAAGTTCACTGACCGCTTAGCTGTTAAGGCTTTGGGTAACGACACTGATTCCAGTCTGCGGTATTTGCAAAAGCAAAATCCTAATCTGCAATTTAGAAATGTTGACGGTGACATTCAAGCAAAAAAACCAGACGAACAGCAATGGCGAAAACTTGACCCATCGAAATTAGATCTTCAAGACATCGCCGACCTTGCTTGGGATATTCCTGCCGGTGTCGCACAGGGTGTGGCAACTGCAGGGGCTGGTCTTTTGGGCGCCCCCGCTGGTGGTGTCGGCGCAATCCCCGCTGCCATGGCGGGTTCTGCGGCTTCGGGCACTGGCCTTGAAGCTATTCGTCAGGGTTTAGGAAAATATTTTGGAATCAACGATGAAGTGAGTGGTAAAGATTTGGCTCTGACCGCAGGGACTTCTGCGTTGAGCCCACTATTATTTGGTACCGGAGCCGGTGCTAAAGATATCGCGAAATCTGCGATCAAAAGTGGTCTCGATCAAAAAGCGATTGAAGCTTCTCAGCGTGGTCTTTTGGGGCGTGGGTACGACGCCGTTGCAGGCTACGTTGGGCCTAAAATTGGTTCACTTCTTTCTGGGCAAGATTCGAAGCTTTTGAAAACCGCTGCAGGTATGACTGACGAATTGAAAGTCGCAGACATTTCTCCTGAACCTATCACGCAACGTCTTGACGATGCTTCGCAAGCTGTGACTGGCGCTATTCGCAACATGAGTGATGAGGCTGGTAAAGGCATCGAGAACACCGTAAAAACGCTCGATGCACAAGGTGCTGTGATTAAAACTGCGCCGATTGTGAAGCCACTTGAAGACGCTATTCAGAAATTAAAATCTGACGGCATGGGCACGGAAAGTAACAAAGAACTTATCGACCAATTGCAGGGTCTTATCGACAAACATTTTAAAGTAAAGACAGAAGTGCCTGTCGAACTGAACCCCGTGCAATCTCTTATGGTTAAAATCGGAGCGGAAAAACCACCTGCTCCGAAAGTCGTCACACAGATGCCTGAAGCGATCAATGCATCAAACGCTAACCAACTTTATTTCGATCTTAAAGGACTGTCTGACAGTGCTGGTGTGAATTTTAATAACTTAGGTACCGCAAAAGGCGCGGTTTCCGGTGTAAATGTGAACGATTCTCGCACTGCAAATGCCCTTTTAAAGGCGATGACAGAGGCAAAAAACTCTGTAAAACAGCTTGCGCGTGATACTGACCCGAAACTTGGGCAGGAATTCGACAATCTGCATTCACAATATTCAATTTTACAGGGGTTTAAATCAGACTTCCAGAAGGCATCTTCATCTGAAGAAGCGTTTCAGCGCTTGCTTGCAAAATCAAACAACGACGCGCCTACAGAGAAGCTTGTTAAGAATCTTAAAAATATTTCCGGTGTCGATCTTCCAAAAGTAAGTCGTGAAGTTCAAGCCCTGCGCACGTTTAGAAAGCCAAGTCCCGATGCTGTTAGCATTCGTGGCGGTACCTCTACGAGCCGCACTGTTCCCTTAGCACTTGCCGGGGGCGCACTTGGATATTATGCTGGTCAGAATTCTGGCGGCGAATACTCGCCATATCTGGCCGCTGCAGCGGGTTCTTTTGCAGGCTCAAAAGCTGCATCTCCTGCGGCACTTCGTGCGATAATGACAGCGAATCGCGCTGCAAGACGTGCGCCAGTCACCGCACCCGGTGTGGCTATGCAACAGTGGTTGCCGTATATCGGAATAAACGCCGCGAAAAATGGAAATCGCTAAGCTTTTCTTATTTTTACAATGCAACCTTTTGGAATTTGCATCAGCATACTGATCGCGTGGTCTTCTGACATATTCTGCGCAAGGTAGATTTGCTCTTTATCTTCATAGATAAGAAAGCCATGCGATTCGATCACGGGCAGTGGTGAGAAAACTACGTCTTCGAGATGTTCCCATTCGTCAAAAGACTGGGAATCTTTCCAGGTAACAATGACTTTTTGCGGTTTTCTCTTCTTTGCCATTATGCACTCTTTCTCAATGTTTTCTTTGTACCGTCTTGGCAAAAGCCTCCGCACCCTTGGCAGTGGTAGCGCTGAACAAGTCCAGTAGTGGAAACGCGCTGCCCGTATTTATGGATTTTATGTGATCCGCAACGGGGGCAAACAGGGCCAGAATTGTATTCTTTAAAAAAGTTGTAGTTTGGTATGTCTTTCGCGAATGGTAGAAGCTTTTTGTAAACTTCTTCGAGCAGGCGCACGTCACCTTTACAATACTTTGTCATTTTTGCCATGGCATCGGGGTTTTTCTTCGCAACCTCTGCCCAAAGCGACGGGCCGTCACCTGTGTCAAGTTTTTGATTCTTACACTTGAGAAATTTTCCTACGTTTTTAAGCGAATTTGAATATAAAAAAAGTTTTTTTGCGGCCTGGTATGTGTCGACGTGAAGAATTGGTGGTAATGGTTTTAAACCATTTGCCACGAGTCTACCATTTAAGAAGGGAAGATCAAAACGTTTACCGTTATGTGTGACAATACCGTCAGCATCCTGCAGGATTCGTCTTGCGATTTCGCATACAGCATAATCGTCGTTGATGTCTTTTTTCCACGCGGGGTAATCCCAAGCATTTTCGCAGAATGTAACGGCTTCACCTAAGCGCTTCCAACCAAAACAAATAATTGAATTGATCGAAGACTTCATGGTGCGGCCAGGGAAGTCACCAATCGAGAAAAAAACCTCTCGCACCTTATTCATGTCAGCTAGAACTTCTAAGTCCCACAGGATAATATTAGGCTTCTTCCTCAAGATGTTCCCTCAAGTTGGAGCCCCCGCACCAAGTCCCATAGCAATCAAGCTGTCGTAAACACGTCGGCAAGGCACGGGGGCATAAGATTAAATTTTGTCGTCAAAGATATCTGCAAGGATTGCAACCATTGTAGGCGTAAGACGCGCTTCCATTATCATATCAGGATTTACTTTATCACAATCGATGACAAATTCGGTATTTAAAAAGTCAGCAAGTGCCTGCCGGTACTCATTTTCCTTGCCTTCGATTAACTGGTACTGCGAAATATCAGTCGGCTTATTGATGAATTCGCCATTTTCATCTTTCGCAAAGAAGGGCTCGAGTTTTTGTGCATACTCTTCACGCGATTGCATGATATACTTGTCAACTTCTTTTAAGATCTTAAGCGCATTCCGGGGAGACCGGTAGTCTCTAAAGCGCGTCTTTTTAAGTGCCTCTAAGCACATCACAAATTGTTTGTGAAAAAGGTGTGAGTATCTAAGTGTGATTTTTTCTGTGATCGCTGTCGGTGCTTCTAACATCGCATATTCCCTTCGTTTGATTCTACAATTTTTTTGATTTCACTTAAAACTTGAAAACAGTTTTCTTTGGTAGCGACGAAATAGTAGCCCCCGGCGTTGCGAATCAGTTCGCACTTGTACGTCTGAAGGGGGTCCATTTCCTCACCCAAATCTTTTAATTCGATAGCAACAAAAATACCTGCCACGCAGCAAAGAATATCAGGCGTTCCCCTTAAGGCAACTTGCTGAATCTTCTCTGCCCATACAAGTGGAATTGATCTAAGCTTTTTAAGAAAGGCTTCTTTGAACTTCGTCTCTGGTTTTTTCATTGAATGTCGTCCATGGTTGTTTTTCAGCTAAATTCTTGCGAGACCACTCGATATCGACGAGCAGTGGCAGGTATCTGTGTTCGTAACTTGATGTCATTATTTCTGCAAGAACAGGTACAATATGCGCTTCGTCGTCTGCGATTTCAAAAATCAATTCATCGTGAATCGTTAAAATCATGCGGCTCTGTAGTTTGTTTTCGTGTAAAAATTTATGGCAGGCGATCATCGCCGCTTTCAAAATATCGGCGCATGTCCCTTGTACTAAGTAGTTGGGAGCCTTGTAAGCAAATCGGGAATCTTTGAACCAATAACGACGTCCCCATTGATTAAAAATATATCCTCGTCGCTCTGCAGTTCCAATAACAGTTCTAATAAAAGACTTAATCTCGGGGGCCGAATCAAAAATCGATTGTTGTATTCGGCGTGCATCGTTTTCACTGCACGATAGCCCTTCGGCAAGCTTTTTAATTCCCCCTCCATAGAGAGTAAGGAAGTTAACTGTTTTCGCTTGCTGTCTTGTAATTCCTGCAACCTGTGCAGTTGCTTCGTGAACGTCCAGGCCGCCCTTAACGCGCTCGATAAGTCCAAACGCACGCGCCATATCCAGCATAACCCGATATTCAATTTGCTCATAATCAAGTGCGGCAAAGAAAAAACCGTCACGGGGGACGAACGCTTTTCTGACGGCGTAAGTATCGACCACGCCTTTGCTATACTTCTCTGGCTTCGTAAGATTTTGTAAGTTAGGATTGCGTGATGAAAGCCGTCCAGTAGCAGTCCCAGCTTGGCAGAGATTCGTGTGAATGACATCTTCACCGTCCATGAGTTTGTAAAAATTTGAGAAATAGTCAAGTTGCTTTTTGGCTTCCGAAACCTCGACGACAATTTTAGCGGCTGGGTGCGAAAATCCTTTCATGGCCTTCGCGTCAAATTTCGGATTTCCCTTGTCGGTCATCGCCCATTTTTCACCGGCAAAAACTTCTTTAAAAGTGTTCGCACCCTTCACGTATGGCTTGCCAGTGACGTGTTCAAATTCTCTTTCTTTATCTTGAATCAATTGCGTGTAGTATATAATGCCCTGCTCGATAAACTTAGCGTCGCATTTCACGCCAACGGCTTCCATGTCGAACAGCACCGGGGTCAGAACACTCTCTTGTGCGCAGACACGGGTAACAGAGGGCCAACTTTTTTCATGGAAAAATTTATCAAGCTTAGAGAGAATTGCTAGCCCTGCATCAAATGTGATACGCGCATCTCGGCAGGCGTAGTCGAACATGATGTTGTAAGGCACTTTATCAAAACGCTTATTTTTAGTTTCGTCATAGAGCCTATGTTTTTTAATATACTCTTCCACTGCCTCAGACTTCTCAAAGCCATGGCGCTTCGCCACTTCTGAAAGTTCGTAGCTCATGTGTTCATTGTCGTGAAGCCGGTCGAGCGTCCAAAGATCTAAAATCCTGCCACGAATAGGTAAGCCAATTGTCTTTGCAATCATCGCCATATCGAATTTTGCGTTGTGGAAAAACAAAGTTTTCGACTCATCTAAAAAAATAGGCGCAAGGGCTCGGCGTAGCTCTTCCATAGGAAGAGCTGGTATTTCGCAGTTATGGAGATTAAAGTAGAAGGCCTCTCGTGCCGTTGCAATGATGAGCGCAAATGCACGGTCCCCCTTGTAAGCATGAAGGCCCGTTGTTTCTGTATCTACCGAAAGAACTTTTTCTTTTGTAAGATAATCACAGATGTTGCTTAAATTTTCCGCTCGTACTGGAATTTTCATCCGATGACCTCGTAGGTGAAATCCCACGTTTTTGACTGTTCAGCCAATTCACGTTGTTTTACCACCTTGACCCATGTTTTCGGAAACGTCTTGTCTCCGGCTTTCTCCCACCAAAATCTTGCCGCTTTTGCTTTCTCTTTTGTATGGAAATCGCAATGCGCTTTAACAATAATCTCAGGTTCGTTTTTATAATCAAGAACATCTTGCCACGCATAGCAGCTAAAAACGCGCATCATGCAGAAGACGTCAAACAAAGCCGAGTGCGGGAATGGATTCATAAAGCCATGTTCAACCGCAAGAAATCTCAACGTCCTTGTCGAGATCTCTTTCGGATACGGCACATCCTTGGCCGTGTCGATTAATTCCAAAGCCGGAATTGGAATTCCTACCTTGGTGAAACCAGCGGTAAGAAAGCCAATATCGAAGGCCCCGTTGTGCGCAACGACGAAGCGCACTCTAAACTTTTGAATGTCATCAAATAATTTCTGAAGAGCCTCTGCAGGCTCGTCACCCATCTCACAGTGACCGGTTGTGATGCCCGTGAGTTCTACGATTTCAGCAGGCACTTCTTCAGCGTCTATGCCGACCAAGTAGGAACGCGCAACGTGCGGCTTTTGCATGTCGTTGACTTCATAGATGGCCCAAGCAATTTCTGTCATTTCTGCAGTTGCCGGATCTAACCCCGTTGTCTCAACGTCAATCCCCAAAATGTACTCTTTCACTTGCGATCCCTTCGTGCTCTGCGGAGCAAGCCCCCCGGCTTAGCTTCCACTCGGTCTGGTAGTTTCTTTTTTTGCTCTTCGGTCGCTTTCGCAAACTCGTCGAACTTCTCCTTAGAAAACTTGCCCTCGTCAACGAGTTGGGCAAGTTTACGCATCTGTGCTTTCGATTTGAACGGCATTAGTACTCTGCGGTCGCTTCGTCTGCGACTTCCGCCGCAGTTTTCGCTTTACCGATCTTAATAAGGTCAAACCACTGTTTGCAAGCTTTGATAAATTCAATGCTTGTTTTGCTGTCAGTGTGCTTCACTTCGTAGACGTAATACTTCTTGTCGCCTTCGTTGACGTATTCGCTCTTAACATCGAACATCTTCGCACATGGCGGAGTTTTCTCAGCTAAGCACTCAGCAAAGTGATTAGCTAAAACCTTCCCTGCTTTGAAGCTCGAGCGAGAGAAAGAAATCAAAATTGGAAGTGCTGTGATTTTCGCAGTGACTTCGTTTTCAAGGAGCGCGTAGAAAGAGTACGTTTTATCACGACGCATTTTCTTACCGTCTTCCATAAAATCCCACTCGAGATTGTCGTTTGAAGCATTCCATGGTTCAGTGCGAACCCATTTCGGTTGACCGGGGTTTGATACATCATAGATGCCCCAGGTTTTTTCCATTTTAAATGGAATGAGACGAATCAAATCGCCTTTTTTAGCAAGGGTTTCTTTAGTCGTAGACTTGATGACTTCGCCCATACCCTTTTCACCAGAGCCTACTTCGTCAGAAAGACCCTGCATCAGACGTAGGCGGGGAATGGTGAAATCGGTCGCAGTTGCTTCTTCAGCACCCCAGGCACCCTGCAAGTCTTGGGGCAAAGCCATCGCATTATTTTTTTGTTGTGTCGTCGTTACTTCTTTTTTCATATGCCTTCTCCTGTCGTTTCAGTTTGTTTAGTTCGTTTAATCTTTTTTGCATCTCTTTTACTAGCTTCGTTAATTCGTCGACAATCTCCACTGTCACCGTGTACTTCTCTTCTAAGTGAAGGCTTGGTGTGTACGTATCGATTCGGCAGAACGTGGGTACGCTTCTCAGTGTAGCGTCGTATTCAATAATAATTGACTGCCGGTATTTTAGCCCATCCCTTTTGCCTTCCATGGCGTCCCCTTACATTTTTTCTGATGCGATATTTACTGCGATACCCAGCATACAAAATCCGATAAAGAGCACCGCCGCTAGGATATATCCCCATGTATTATAGTTATTCGCAAATAACCACTGAATCGCAAAGGGTAACATGGTGTAAAATCCTACCGCCTGATAGCAGTTAAATAAATTCATTTTATCTCCTTACTTTTTTCTAAAGCTTATTGTTTCAAATTCACTGGGCTTCGTAATTCCAGGGGGTAGCCATCCCACTTCGCCCTCACGCGCCTTCTCTTCAATTTCTGCCATCACATAACTCTTAAGTTTGTTTGAGTTGAACGTGACCATTTCTTCAAACTCACCCTTCTCTTTCAGGTAGTTGATAAAGGCGTCTCTATCTGCAGGCTGATTTACAGTGATGCGCTTGGTGATAGAAAAATTGCCCTGCTCGTTCTTAAAGTTTTTCATACCTGCTTCCTTGAGGTACTGAATAAACTGATTCTCCGCTTTCTTAATCGCTTCATTTGTAAGCGAGACCTGCGCATCGAGTTGTTCTTTCTCGGCTCTGAGCTTCACAATGTGCTCTGTAAGCTGATTCATTTGCTCAAGCGTCACTTCGCTTGGCGCTTCATCGTCAAAGAAATCCATTAGAATAACCCTCGAAGTAAAAGATAATACCCAAACCCAACCATCAGAGCGGCAAGAAGAAACTTACCGATTTCAATGTAATCAAGCGGCGGTTTCTTTTTAAGAGCGCGCCAGATTTCATACAAAAGGCAAAGCCCCGCTGCCGAAACAAGCATAAAAATACCGGAAACGACTCTGTAAATTTCAAGCTGCATCACAACTCCCCTATAAAAACGAGTTTCTCTGGAATCACGAGCGAATTAGGTAACTCGATGACGTGGTCGTTGCCGTCGTCAAGAAGTGTAACTAAAAACTCGTTTGTCTTATAGAATAGAAGATTGAAGAAGGGGTAGTACCAGACAGTTTGTCGCTGATGCTCCTGCCAAAACAAGTCAACACCCTGTGTGACCTGCTCTATCGGAACGAACTTAGCGTCCTTGCCGCCAATATTTTCCAACTTTAAAATTGGTTCACCCTTTATCGCCATCTCTACTCCATGAGATATATAAAAATTGTCACAAGAAAATCACTTCTCGACAACAATTAAATTTTTTCTAACGCTTGTCGTAAAATAGTTTCCGACATTTCTTGTTTTTCTGCTAGTGATTCGAGCACAAGTTCGTCGATTGTTCCCTCGGCAACAAGATCGATGCGTGTAACCTTATCGTGAATCTCTGAGCCTCCACGATAATTTCTTGCTTCACTTTGTATGTCATGCTCTAACGAAAAAGTTCTTGAATAGTAGACAGAATATCCCGCAGAAACGAGATTGATTCCGATACCTCCCGCAGCAGGATTGCCAATACACACACGAACACTGTCGTCATTATTAAAGCGATCAACACTCCGCTGTTTGTCAGTCGTCTCACCTGTGATTTCAACATACTCGACTCCTATAGCGTCGCACACTTCTCGAATGTCGACGTAGTTATCCTTAAACACGGCCCACACAATGACTTTGTGATGGGGGGCAAGGTCTTCTAAAATTTCCCTTAGAGCTAATTTTCTCGGATTATCCTTGATTTGTAAAGCGCTCGTTGTGCCATCTTCATTTGCCACTCGCAGGTGGCCCGAAACAATCTGCTGCAAGCGAAGAGCTTTTGTAATCACAAGCTCTGCTACAGAGGCACGAACTTTACCGTGTTGGTCCAGTACCGTAGCGACGAAGTCTTTCTTCATCGCTTCATAGAGGCGTTTCTGCTCAGGCCCTAGTGGGATCGAGATTTTTTTACGGATGAGCGGCGGAAGATCGAGGCAGTCTGATTTTTTTGCAAAGCTTGTATGCTCGTCGACGATACGCTTAATCTCATTCTCGGCACCCGGTAGTAGGACGAAGTCGGGGAAGTGCTTGTGTGAGGGCATCCCGGCGTTTTTATCGCGGAAGAAACGGGACCTGAACACGAAGTAGTTCGTGCCGAAGATGTTTTTCGATAGAACCCGGAACTGCGTGAATAAGTCGAGGTAGTTTCGGAGCAGCGGAGTACCAGTAAGGATATAACGATAAGTGAAATTATCTGATATATTGATAGCGTATTTTGTTCTTTTTGATTTGATGTCTTTAACTTTATGTGATTCATCTAGCACCAATGCTGAAATTTGTTTTTGGGAAAAATACTGCATCATAAGAGACATTAGGTCTTTCATAAGCAGGGCTTCATAGTTTGTTACAAAAATAGAATTAGGTTTTGCTTTCTTGAAAAGCTCGACTCGTTTTTTCTGGCTCCCTGTCAACTGCACAACATTTGTAATGTCTGCGAATTTCTTCCACTCGGCGGCCCAGTTGGGAATCACGACCGGGGGGCAGAAGATGAGCACAGGAAATTGCCCTGCGTGCTGCACGAATTTTTTTAGCAGGATTCTAATGGTGGTGCCCGTTTTCCCCGTACCGGGGTCAAAAAAGAGCGCTAAGAAATCCTTTGAAAGCGATTTTTCAACCGCTACCTGCTGATGTTTCCAAAGTTGCATGAACCAAATCCTATGGTTTTTCGCTCGTTAAGTGCCATTGCTTGCAGAAATTGCAAGTATATGGGTACAGTTTAAAGGGTGCGGTTTTCGCACTCTCAAGAGCCGCTGTTTTAGAATGAAATTGTTGTTTGCGAAGACAGCGCGTAGGGCTTGTCTTCTTGGGTTGCGGATACTTCTGCATGACTGAACTCAATCTTCAGAAAAATACCCAAGTAAAAAGAGAAATAAAAGAATCCAGAGAATAGCTTCCATGCTGTCACTCCTAGTTGTGTTTGTGTGAAAAGTATGCTAAATTTGACTATTAGCGTATACGCTAATAGTCACTTTTATTTTTTCAATTCAGTTTCAATTTTCTTTTCAAACTTTTCTTTAGCAACTTTCAAAGCGCTTCCGAAACGAGTTTGAATGTAACAGATAGTGTATCCTACGCCGATGCCGAATAAAAGTGTAAACATAAATACTTCCTTGTTATGTTGTTTTAAATGGTGCCCCGAAGCTTGGAACGCCCGGCACCTAGGGGGTGTTACGTGCGGGACTTCGGGGCGTAATGATGCCCGGTCAACTTTGTTTCCCCACCGGGCGAGGGGAAGAATTTTTAGTCGTTCAAAGCTGCCATCAAAGTCTCAGTGAGACCGATTTGTTCAACTTCGTCCATAGTCTTAGTATCGACGATATCGTACTTAGCACCTTGGCTAGTCAAATTGTCGTCAAGCTTTTTCAAGAACTGAGTTGCGCCCGGATCTTTACCAACTTGGATGAAGCTGATACCGTATTCGCTATCGGCGTTATCAAGTTGATTTCCGAAACGAATAATTTCTTGCGCTACTTCTTTTTCATCTGATGGCTGACCATCAGTGACTACGAGAAGAACTTCGCCGTTCGGTTTTGTTTGACCAGCTTTTTTGCGCTTCATGTAGTCAGCAAAAACTTGCTTCAACACTGGTGCAAGCGTAGTACCGCCGCCTGGACTTTGTTCTTTCCAGATTTCTTTCAACTTTGACTCAGTCTGATTTTCATAGACTTTGAAGCTGCTAGAAAACGGAATAACTGTGATACCGTCTTTATCGATCTTAGAAACTTCTCTTGCGATAGCTTCTGTAGATTCTTGAGCGTAAGCCCAACGGCTTTGGCCTGTAGGTGTATCTGTATCACCCATAGATCCTGATTTATCCAACACGATTACGTAATCGCGATTCTCTAGTGCTGCATTATTATTACCTTCCATTGTATTTCCTTTCGTTGGTTGGTATCGACAGTCTTTATTTTTAAAAATATCTTTGCAAGTAAAAAATTCTTAACGCTGAACGTGCTTACAGCTTGGGCAGCGCCACAGGCCGCCCGAGGGCTGCATGGGCGTATCGCACCAAAAACAACTTGGTGGGTTAATCAACGTCATAAAACTTTTGTTCAAATTCAAGTTGAGAGTCATCTTCTTGCTGCCAAACGCCACTATTCTCTTCACGTTCAAGAGCTTCAGCAGTTTGTTCGCGCCAGAAATTACGCTGGTAAAAAAGTGTTGAATTGTCATAATACAATGCCTCCACAAAAGTTCGCGGCAAACATACATAGCCGCCGGGTTTCTCTTTAACGAAGTGTCGCTTCGGTGTCGTACCGCAGGCAACTACAATAGGTAGGAGTGAAAAATAGATTAGGTACAAATATTTCAAGCTGCCCCCTCATGCTGTATAACACTATTTGAGGGGACTTTTATAAAAGATTCAAGTTTTTCTTTCAGATTGTTGCAGGTTGTCGTGCTCCGATTCAAGCCATTCGCAGTAAACCATACTATGTACAGGGAACGCGGCAGTGAGACGGACAAAGTTGCCATTGTCGGCTTTCTGAAACAAATCAAAAAGCTTACACGCAAACGAGTTACCACCGTTGCGCCAGTACGTTAGTCTAGTTCTAGCTTCTTCTATTGTACATTCAGTGGCAATCCGTTGTTCACTTGTCGCCATTTACGACAACCTTCACACGCATATTTTTCTTTGCAAATTCCTTGATGATCTTCTCTTTCATAGCATCATTATAGTTGATCGCTGTGCCGTTAAAGAATCTAGGTATCTGGCGCACAATATTGAAATCAAGTTTCTGATTTCCTGGCATCTTAAGATAGGCAATCATGTTGCCAGTCGAGAACATCTTTAGAGCCGTTCGAGGCGTGTTGATAAACACAACATATTCACCCACCTTTAAGCGATTCACGTCAATTCCTTGCTTCCCTGCAATTTCTGCGAGGCCCGGATGTGAATTCTGCATGTTCACATCAAATATAAGACGAACTACTTTCTGTGAAGCTCTGTCATCTAATCTTTTTAGCATCAATGCTCTTTCAGCATGTACCATTTTAAACCCCCATCATTTGTTGAAGTAAATCTTTCGCATCACTTGATTCGATCACCATAATAACAGCTTTGCCCGTGCCTGCACCCATGGGGCCATTATAGACATGAGTTTCCATTCTATGCACGGGCTGTACAATTTCAGGTACTATAGCAAGGGCTTTCGACGCCGATACACCTTCTGGTTTCGTTGCATAGAATGCACCAACAGTGACTCTAGCTTTTTGCACCATTCTTTTGTAGTCCATTTTTTATCAGGGAACTTTTGTTTAAGAGCCATCACCTTTTCATAGGAATTAGGCTTCGAGCGTTTGTATTTAATTTTTTCCATAACACATCCTTTTAAAGTTTGGAGAAAATAACACATAGTATTGTTTTGACAAGTAAAATCCTAGAGCCTAGTTTACCCCCATGGAAATACGCTTATCACCAATTGAACAGGGGACCGTCGTTGCAGGCTATCTTATTCAAACTGCAGCGGAAAACTACTACGAAGAAATCAAGGATTTTGGTTACACGAAAGCCGAAGCCCGGCAGATTATTCAATCAAATATGCTGACATCAAAGATGTGCGACATATACCACGAGCGCGAAAATTTAGGTTTTATTATTTATAGAGAAACGCAGGTCAGTCTCGACCTAGGATTTTTGTACATTCACCCCCTGCAGCGGGGGAGGGGAATTGCAACTGCTGTCCTTAAATGGATTTTGAAAGAAAATCAAGGAAAAAAAGTATCATCAAACGTTTTTTTGAAAAACGCTGCGAGTATAAAACTTCACGAAAAAATCGGCTTTAGACCTATGTGTACAACGTATTTAATGGTAAACTCGTAAGTCTGCATCTTGATGTAGATATATAAGCTTATCGATGTATTCCGTATCTTCCAATCCCTCTAGATCTTTTTGAAGCAATGGCTGGCACTCACAGGTGCTTTCCGGCACATGCTTAATCGTGTCCTTTGAGGGAATCAGATGAAGCTCATCGTCGTTCTCGAAAGTTTTAAAATGTACAATCTTGATGTCGTCATCGTCGTCAGATTTGCCCATATAATATTGTGACACAAATAGTCACGAAAACACAATCTTGTAATTTTTTACAAGATCATTTCAAATAATCTTACCCGCCACGATTTATCAACAAGGGAATTCAATGATTGAAGTACGCCGCATCAGCATGGTTGCTGAGAGAGAAACGGGAACCGCTAAAAAATTCGAAAAAGGCCTAGAACCAAGACTTTATGTCGGTTCTATCTACGAATTATTCGCGAATCTCAAGGACTTTCTCGTCAATATCGACGATAAGGTCAATTTGTATTATACGCTGGGCCACGCTAAGCAAAATCACGAGGGACCGGGTCGCACTTGGCAGTCCCAGGATGTGATTTCGTTCGACATTGACCATTGTACTTACACCGCCGAGGGGAGACTTGCCCCCGGCTATGTCAAAGCTTTCAATGAGGCGCTGGGCACGAGTGAATACTGTCTCGTTGCCACGGGGTACGGGGTTCAACTCCTCATTCCCCTTGCTAAGCCCATCACTGAAAAATCTTTTTTTGAAAAGCATAAACTGCATTACTCCATCGTTCTGCAGAAAATTAAAGACGCCCTTCTTGAGGCAAAGCTAGCGGGGACGCCCGACCCATCGGCTTTTGAAGCCAATCGTCTTCACAGACTTCCTGGCACCATAAACCGTAAGGAAGGACGCCCCGATAGAAATGCGGTTCTTATAAATGGCCTACCTAAAACCGCACCAGATTGGAATTTGGTGAAGTGTTCAGGGCTCCCGGATGTTAGCGAAGCCGATGAACTCCCCATCAAACAAGTCTCTAAGCTCAGTCTCGACGTTCACGAAATACAAACGTGCGAATTTTTGAAATGGGCCAAGCAAAACCAGAACGCCGTGACTGAGCCTGAGTGGTACGCGATGCTTACAATCGTGTCAAGGCTAGACGACGATGGCGCACTCGCTCACGAATATTCTAAAGACTATAAAGGATATCGCCCGAATGAAGTCGAGAGAAAAATTCTCTACGCAAAAACAAACGCAGGGCCTAGAACCTGCAAGAATGTTAACGCTCTGTGGGGAAAGTGCAATACATGCCCTCACAACGGGAAGGTTACGTCTCCAATTTCCCTTAAAGGGAAAGATTTTATTGCCACACGGGATGCAGGCTTTTGGTACTACGATAAAAATGGCAAGCCTACAAAACCCGACTACGAAGGGCTTCTTAAGGAATATGAAAACAAACACGCTTTCATTAATCTTAAAGACCTGCATTACATTTACAAGGATTCGCACTTTGAGCTTGTGGACTTGGAATACGCAAAAATGTTTGCGGAAAACACTATGTCACCAAAGCCCGTTGCTTCGCAAAGAAGTGAGTTCGCTGCAAAGGTTGAAATGTATAATCGGGCCTACGACGCCGATACAGTTCGTGAATCAGGGGCAAGAAAGATCAACTTCCAAAATGGTGTACTTGATCTTACATCCGGGACCTTACTCGACCATTCCCCGGAACTATTTTTTACTCAGACACTAAACTACGGCTACGACCCCATTGCAAGGGCGCCGCTTTTTGAAAAGTTCCTTGACGATATCACGGTAGGTAGAGAAGAATTAAAAAATATTTTATTGGAGTACATGGGCTATGCAATCTCAGGAGACGACTCAAGAGCACACAAGTTCCTCGTTTGCACGGGAACGGGGGCCAATGGAAAATCAACTCTCATGCAGATATTGCAGGCACTTGTCGGCGGAACGCGTGGTAAGGCGTTTAGTACAGTACCCTTCCATTCACTCGGACAAGAATTTTCTAATATTCGCTTGTTCAATAAATTGTTTAACATCATGGACGAATCTGAGATTTATTTGGAAAAACGTCAATTCGAAACGCTTAAGGATATGGTTGCTGGGGGGCTCGTTTCAGGAAGTTACAAATTTAAAGACGCCATTGAATTTAAAAATACAGCGAAGTTTATTCTGCTGGTTAACGAGATACCCAAAGGTGCAACGCCTAACAAGGGTTTATATAGACGATTCCTTATAGTTCCGTTTGATGCGACATTTGAAGGCGCGGGGGCCGATAAGTTCTTAGCAGAAAAAATCATTGCTGAGGAACTCCCAGGAATTATGAACATGGTTCTTGATGGCTACTATCGCTTAAGGGCGCGGGGGTTCAACTTCCCTGAAACTGCAGTGACATCAAGCGAACTCAATAAGTACAAAGAAGAAAACGACAACGTCGCCCGTTGGTGTACCGCGCATGTGAAGCAGGGGGAAGCTAGAATTGTCTCTGTGCGCGACCTGCGCAAGCACTATGAAACCTACGTGCGCGAAGACGGCGAAGTGCCTGTCGCGATAAATCAATTCACAAAACGCTTGCTTGCGTGGTGCAAGGATAAGAAAATAGAATTTAATTATCATCCACAGAAAAAACTAAACAACAGAAACGTTGCGGCCATTGAAGGCCTATCGCTTGACGGCGAGGAATTCTAGGAAGGAATTTTATGTCAGTATTTGCAGGGTCGGGAAGACTTAAGAGTGTGAAGAATGGAATGCATGGGACCGGAGTGCCGGGGGACTGGGCTGAAGTCGAAGCCCCGTGGCTCGAGAAACGCAGTGAAATCATCGCAGCGTTTAAGCTCTGCTCTTACTTCATGCTCGACGTTCCGTTAAGCGCTAGGACGCCAAAGCCTTCAACAATCACATTTATTTTTGAGAAGTGGTCTGACCACGGGCTCATTACACGAGAAATGTGCAATGCAAAATTAGATTTGCCGCTCGTACAAGCTTTTAAAAACAAGTGCATCACTTGCTTAATTCCAAGTTACAAGCAGAAAATCTCAGGCGCACAGAAAGTACGCCGTGATAAAGAGATGTATCGTTAATTAAGATCTTCTTTTTTCTTTTTAGTGGTATCGGTGACGGGTATATCTTTTTGCGGTGTCGCAGGGTGAAGACCACGCTCGTTGGTGTTCGACGGTACGCCGTCACCAAAATCATACATCTCTGCACTCTTCACCGCTTCAATAAACATCTTGAAATAACTGTTCACTTGCCCTCTATCGGGCAAACTCATGTCACATCCAAACGTCACTGGCGGTTGCGTAAGTCCCGTTTCAACGATAATAGCTGGAACCCAGCGGTTATCTTCTGTCTCAAATGCTGCGAATTTTAGAACTACGTCCATGTAGCCTCCTATTAAAATACGTTGTGTAGATATAATAGTAAGGCGTTCGCGCCTATGATTGCAAAATAAAAAACCACATAAAATAACACATCACGTCGATTCATTTTTTGGGCTCTATATACTGCATGGTTAATCCATTTTAATAACTTCGGTAGCGAAAATTTTAGTTTAAGTTATTTTAGAACCCCAGATATAATCTTATCAATCTGCTCGATAACATCTACGGCAACGTGGCCCTGTCCTTGAGGGTGCAGGGCTTGGAAGTTGCGCACTCGTGACTGAATGCGAATGAGCGCCCCTCGGTAATTGGCAGCGGCGGATTTCACGCCGAGCGCGGTGCCCTCGTTCGGGGGTACATAGCCCAGAGGGGCAAGCGGACACTTACACCCCGTTGGCCTTTGCCCGCACGACTTGCAATACGGTCCTTCTCCGAAATCAGCGTACTTCATAAGCCTATCCTTTCAAATGCGCGGTGAGTTTTTGTTTTAGCTGTAATATATCGGCGGATAAAATAGAGGTAGAATCTAAATGTTTTACAAGTTCCAAACACTCTCTAAGCAAAGCGTCCTGTTCGCGTACTATCTGCGCACACTTAAATCCATTATCAACCCCAGCCTTCAGCCGCTCGTTTTCCTCACGCAATGAGGCGAGTTCTTTCTCTGTTTCTCTCAAGGTGCGAAATACGTCGCGAACGCTTCTAAGTTGATCGTTTCGGTCAACAACCAAAGCCGCGAGTTTAAGCTTGAGTTGGTCGAATTGTTTTTCGAAGTAATCCCGCGTTACGTTGATTGCTCCCCACATTCCAACACTCGCCGTACAAACATCATTTTCACTGTAGCCTTTAGCCTCAAGTATGTCGCAAAGCGGGTCGTGAATGGCCTTATTAAACTCATCACATCCAGTAATTTTATCGGGCCAAACAGGGGCCGTGGCGGTGTCCATACCCCAGCTGTCTATTTTGTAGTTTGGTATAGGAAATTGAAACTCCCCCACACCCTCCAAGAGTTCCTTATCGCGCTCGGTGACGGCTTTGGTTGCACCCTCTAAATAAGCCAAACGGCACTCTTTGGCCGTATTGCCCGATAGGGAATATTCAAGGCCACCAAAACAGATCTTCGCGTGTACAAACTTCTCAGCCATCTCCTCCATTGTTTTTTGCAGGCGGGGGGTCATGATTTCCTCCATTCTACTTTAAGGCCAAGCATCGGCAATGGAAACACATAAAAACAATGTTTTTTTCTATCAATAAAAATCCCAACCCATATATCGTACCATGCGAATATAAACGTAACTCTAATATCCATATTTAGTTTCATCCCACATCTCCTTTCAGTCGGGGGGTCATTTTATACCCGCCAATCTTTTGAACGCGATTTGCGCCTGGAGAGGAACCACTGCATTGCCCAGGGCGCGATCTCTGTCCACAGCGAAGGGTATCCCATTACCAGCTCCAAATACTCTCGGTTCAAAGCCCCCTTTTGGTGTCCAGGGAGTAAGCCCAAGGTTGCTAATTGATGGATTGAATGTCGGGGCTTCCCAACCCTCCCGCTCCCACCACCCTTGTTGCTCCCGTAATGTTTCGCTGTCGGCCGCGGCAAGAAGAAACCAGCGTTCGCCAATGAAGGGCGCGCCGACTTCGCGCGCGGATATAACATCCCAGTTTTGATAATACCCGAGCTCGTCAAGTGACCTTGCCACTTCGATAGCTCCACGGGTCCGAATGGCTGGGACGTTTTCGAGAAAGACGAACGTCGGTTTGATTTCTTTGATGAGGCGGTGCATCTCCCAATACAGTCCACTACGTGATCCTGAAAGGCCTTTGCCGTGACCAGCAACGCTGATATCCTGGCAGGGAAAGCCACCGTAGAGAAAATCGACCGGTGGGACTTCTCGTGCTGTGAGCGTACAAATGTCGTCCCAGATAGGCGCATTAACCAATAGGCCGTCGGCCATTCGAGCCAGTAGGACGGATTGAGCGTATCTGTCGTTTTCACAATAGGCGATTGGTCGGACCCACGGTGCCAAGGCAAGTGAGAGTCCTCCGATTCCGCTAAATAAATCCAAGCCATTCAATTTGACTCCTTACTCATCCCACATCTCCTTTAATTTTCTTATTAAGCTCAGTGATTAAGTAATCCGCCTGTTTCACTGCTTCTTGGTGTATCTCTCTCACATACGGCACCTGATCGTTACAGAAATCAGAAAACTTTTCATTCGCGCACAACCCCTGCATCGCAAGAGCCGCGAAGTATTCACGCTTTGTGAGGCCTGGCACCATTGCTGTATTGCAAAAGTTCTGATTAAACTCTTGCCAAGGATTTATTGGATCATCCCCGTTTGTTTTCATTTAGTCTCTCCTTTAATTTTCTTTATGGTTTGGTCTATTTCTTCGAGGATTTTTTCGGCTAACTCCGCCATGCTAAAAGTTTTATCTTCAATTGATGCTCTAGGG